AACAGGGCTAAGTCATGGTGAATTTTACCACAAGTAAGGAATGTTCCCATGTCTCGTTTTAGAGATATGTGAAATCCTAATACTTCAGTATAGAATTTTGTAGACACTTCTACATCCTTAACATTTAATACTAAATGACCTACTCTCTTTGGGTGTGACATATTTTCCTCCTATAATAAATGAGCTATAAGTATAAAAATTCCAATGGCTATTGCTACATCTGCTGTAGCCGCAATATACATGCCAATAAGCATTAATTTATCTGCTAAAGACATAGCTTACCTCTACTTATATATCATCTAATTCATCCAAGTTTAATGTTTGAACATCCGTTTTTTCTTCCTTAGGTCTATTCCGACCTGAAGGATTATATGAAATTCCCGGCTTATTAAAAGTAGGTTTAAATGTAGCTTTTTCTACAAACACATCTCCATTTAATCTAAACGTTCCTATATAATCTATACCATTCTCTAAGAACCACATTTGTTGAGCCGTAGCCTGTTTAATTACAGGAGCCATAAATCCTTGCTCTGATAAGGATTGTATCCAAGTTTTTACAAGGGGCTTGCGTTGACCCCCAAACTCTCTAATTCCCCATTGACGATTTTCTCCCTTCCTTCTCCTAGCCTCTGCATATTCATCTATATCCCTTTCTTCCATCGGAGTTTTATCATGCCAATCAGGTGTATGAGCCTTTTGCATATCTTGTTTAGGCTTGTATTCATCCCAAAATTCAGGGTCTATATAACTCTTTATAGCTTCACCAGGGGTATTTACAAAATGCTTTTTGGGTGTTTCACCATCTGCTTCATACATAACCTTACCCTGTGCATTTTTACGGTTTTCCTCTTTCTTATGCCCTAAAGCTGTCCCTACTATCAGACCTATTTTATTTTGCCAAGCTGTAAAATCTTTTTCGGACATATTAGGCGGGGGTGGATTTGCTTTAACTGCTCCCCCCGCAATATAATTAGCATAATCTGTACGTAAATCTTTTACTTTCACCTTGGTATTACCCGCTAACTCTTTAAATCTTTTCCTATTTCTACTAGTAGAAGTATCAAAGATTTTATCTGAACGTCCTTTGCCTTCCATATGATGTGCCATAGCTTCAGCTACAGTTCTATTTCGTTTAGTAAAACGTTGGGGTCTATTGTGTTTTCCTCTATAAATTAGAGTAATGCCATCCCCTTTTATTTGAATATCCTGTTTCCGCAAGTCTACTGCCCCCATTCCAGTAAGTTCGCCATCATCGTGGGTACGGGCCTCTCCCCCATGCCTAATACCCAACAAACCCACCAAAGCTAAACAAGTATCGGTGGGACTAGCCTTAAGGTGGTCTACACTCATATTACGTAATTTTCTAATACCCTTTTGTATATCTCCTCTATTGGCTCTAAAATCTTTCCAATACTTGGCTCTCTTCTCTTTATTATGGGCATGGCTATAACTATATCCCAATTCCCCAGTTTTAGCATTTCTCCATTTAGCTTGGACAGGTAAGGTAGTATCTACAGCTACATGAACATCCACAGCATCAAGAGGAACACTTGTGTCGCCATGATTACGAGCCTCTTTTTGTTCTACAAGTACCAGATTTCCATTCTTATCTTTCTTTTTTGGTATTCGTTTACCGAAATTTTTTCCTTCCTCTGTAATTCTAGGAGCCTCTGCATGAGTAGCTTTATCCCCATTTTCATATTCATATACATTATGACCATGCTCAGGATGGGGTACTAGACCCACGAAAAGACTACCTTTATCTTGGATAGGTTCTTGTGTTTGTTTATGGGCATCTATCCACTCAGCCGTGGCATCAATATATGTCCCACCTTTTTTTCCCTCATAGATTCTAAATCCTTTCCCTTTCAGTTCACCAACTTCAGTATCATCTATATACCTACGTTGGCTCTCAGGTAATTGATCTAGGTCTAGATCATCAGGTTTAGGAGTATTCCCTCTTAAAGTAACAGGCATAGGTTAACCCTCTTCAGGTTCTTCTTCAGGTTCTGGGTCATTAATATTTTCATCTTCGTCTTCATTGTCATCTTGAGCTAATTGTGCTTGTGCCATTTCATCTGGATCCATATCTCCTCCTTCTCCTCCTTCTTCTTCACCTTCAGCGGGTGCCTCACCCGTCATCTCCTGTTGCTGTTGTTGCAACTGTTGCTGTTGCTCCTGCTGTTCCATTTGCTGCATAGTTTGTTCAATTTGCAGTGCTTGTGACTCACCTTGGAACTGAGTCATTGGAACTGATTCACCTTCAATTACAAAGGAAATACTTTCCATATCCTCTCCCTGGTCTTTCAGTCTAACAGTAAATCCCATTTGATTCAACTGGCTGGCAACAGCAACTCTCTGTTGAGCAAAACTAATTCTAGTAGCTTCTGCCTTTTCTTCAGGTGTAGGTAGCTCTAATGTCCAATCGGTAATCCCAAAGGCATCTAATAGAAGGGGGAAAACCTTATCATGGAACATACGCTGGTCACCTTCCACTACACGACTCATAACTACAAGCTGTTGCGTTTGGGTAGACAAACCACCAAAGGCTTCAGGTGCGCCCTGCCATGCAGGAGTTACTCCCCACATAGCAGCAATACGTTCCCGTACCTCTTGACGTACAGGAAGATAATCCATTTCCTGTAATGTGTGGAATAGCCGTACCATATCTACCCTACCCCTATTATTTCGGGCAGATACCGCTACCATTGGTATAAAGTTAGGATCCATCCTAGTTTGAGCAGCCATATTAGACCGTTCACGCCTCAATGATTCGGGGTCATCTGTAAAGACCATAATCATAGAAGCTGGCATTTTACGTTCAAAGAAGTATCTATATAGGTTTTTATCCATACCAATCAGAGTAAGAGCCTTCTCAAATACTGTGAGGATAGGACTCCATCCATATGTCTCACTTGGGGAGAACTTAGAGATATGAATAACTTCACTATCAAATAGATAAATATGTTTATTTCTATGATAGTATTTATACATAACTGCTTGACATATCCGGTTACAACCAGGATGGTCACATGTTTGGGGAGTATCTTGAATATCATCCCTATGAATAGGACACAGGAAATGAGCATTTTTTGGCAATCCCGCAGTATCCAAATCAAACTCAACTAGGGCAGGATTTAATCTACGGATTTCTATAATCTTAGAACGTAACGTATCATCATCCATAGTCTTATATTCTTTAGCTAAGTATAAAAACCCATCATCTACAGTATTAATATCATAATGGAATTGTTTTAAGACCTCTTCTAAACTCTGGTCAAAAACGTTACAGTCATCTAAGAATTTAGTAAACCGTTCTTGTTGTTCATGGTCTGGGTCTTTTATCTTAGCCTTCCATTGAATTCCACGCCTGAAGACCTCACTAGTAATATGACTAATGGGGCTACGAATTTCTTCCACAGACATGGCAATGGTTTGAATATCCATTACAAGCTGTTGTCTATACGCCATTTGATGACGTACCCATGTATTAACTACATGGTCTAAGCCCATTGTAGGAGCAGTCCCTGTCTCTCCCCCCGCTTTCATCAACTGAAACATACCGATTTGAGCATTCAAATCTGTCATTTGTTGGGCTAACGCAGGAGTTTCAGGAAGATATTCTGATAATTTCATAGCTAATCCTTACGTGTAGTTAATTTTTCTATATCAGAAGAGAGAGTCAATTTAAGCAGAGTTTCCATTGCTAACTCCTTCAATAAGGTACCCTCTGATTTAGAAGCAGATATACGAAGAGTGCTTATCTCCTCTTCATATTTTACTATTTTTTTCCGCATTTCCGCAAGTTCTTCTTCCTTTTCTTTAACTTCATTAGAATAATCTTCCGGTTCTCTAGTATCTATAGGCACAAAAGAAGAAGACGCATTCTGTAAAATTCCTAAACGAGAGGCTTCTTTTACCAATGCGATAAACCCACCTTCTGTAACTACAGTTACAGCAGGACTATCATCCTCCACTTCATCCTCTGGATTCATGTCTCTCAAGACATCATGCCACGTATCTAAAATACGCCATGTTTGTGTCCCTTCATCCCTAGTCGCTATGTATTGAGACTCTCTTTCCCTTAACATGTTCCCTATCATTCTATTCCTCCTACTAGTTCCTAATGATGATGGACATCTACCCCTACTTGTTTAAGAAACCGATTCACAAGACAACCCATTAATAACCACGATACTACTAAACCTAATCCATACATGGCTAAGAGTGGCAACGGGAGAAATCTCCCTATTGATAAAAGTAATATATCTTCCATCGTATGGATAGAGATAAATCCAAACATTACTCCCGAAAACAGGGTAGTTTTATATGATTGTAAGTATGTTCTAAGCAATTTCACAAGCACTCCACCCACAACTTTTACAAGTAGTGCAGCCATTTTCTTGTACTAATGTAGGTACAGCACATTCACAAACAGGGATTGTATCTTTATGTCCATTTACTAATACTTCTTTGTACCTACTGCCATTCCTATAAATAGTAATACCTTTGCATCCTAATTCCCACGCCCTAAAATAAGCTGTGTATACATCTTCTATAGTGGATTCCTTAGATAAATTAATTGTCTTAGAAATTCCTGAGTCTACCCAAAGTTGAAAGGCAGCTTGCATTTCAATATGTTCCTCTGAAGAAATGTCATGGGCTGTAACATATACGTTCTTAACCCACTGGGGAACATCTTCCAACTCTTGTAAAGACTCGCCATTACTTAACGCTTTCATCAATTCCTCTGTATAAAAACCTTCTTGTCTAGCCATCACTTCAAAATAAGGATTACTATAATATAGTGTCTGCCCCTCCAAAATATTCTGCTTTTTCCATGCTAATGCAAATAGAGGTTCAATACCTGAAGTACACCCTGCAATCATAGAAATAGTCCCTGTAGGGGCTACGGATATACGACAAGCATTCCTATAATTTTCATGTATTTTGTAATTACTTTGACCCCAAGATGGGAAAGGCCCACGTTGCCCACCTAAATTTAAAGAGGCTATATCAGTAGCAGAACGAATATATTCCATTAAAGAACCCCCAATAACTTGAGCCTCTTTACTATTATATGGCACCTTTAATTGGGTCAACAAATCGGCAAATCCCATTATTCCCAAGCCAATTTTTCTTGTGGCTTTAGTCATATTTTCAATATCTAATACAGCATATTTATTAGCATCAATAACATTATCCAAAAAATGGGTAGCTAAATTAACCACCCTAGTTAATCTATTCCAATGAATTTTATCTCTCCAATCCATTGACTCGCCTTCAACATAGAATTTAGCTAAATTAATAGACCCTAAATTACAACTTTCGTTGCCTAAAAGGGGTTGTTCCCCACAAGGATTCGTAGCAACCATATCTCCAAACTCTTTTGTTACTTGATTATCTTCATTAATGCGATCAATAAAAACCATTCCAGGTTCCCCGTTATGCCATGCATTATCTATTATCAAAGAAAAAATATTACGGGCTGACTCCCAAGTATGAACTTGATTAGTATGTGGATTAATTAAAGGATACGTTGCATCAGATTTTACTAAGGACATAAAATTAGAATCTACAGCCACTGAAATATTAAAATTATGAATATCACCCTCAACAGATTTACACGTAATAAACTCTTTTATATCAGGATGATACACAGACATAACAGCCATATTTGCCCCATCCCGTTTACCGCCTTGGGTAATCATACTAGAAACACGGGAAAGAGTCTTTAAAACTTCGATGGGGCCACACGCTATCCCATGAGTAGACTTAATAGACGCTCCCTTAGGTCTAAGTTTAGATAATGCAAACCCTGTACCACCCCCAAACTTTTGTACCATTGCAGAATGGGTAGCTGCTTGCATTATACCTTCCATACTATCCTCTAACGGTAATACAAAACAAGCACTTAAAGTACCCTGGTTAGTCCCAGCATTCATTAATGTAGGAGAATTCGGTAAGAATTCTAATTTAGACATTATCTCATAAAAATCATTTGTTAGCAAATCTACTTCTATAGGTAAAGCTCCGTACCACTCAGCATCGACTTCAGCTATTGCTTTAGCTACCCGGTGAAAAAGTCCTTCAGCGTTTTCTATTGTATTATGATTTTCATCTTTTAAATAATATCTATGATTAAGAATGATTTCTGATTGCGGGGATAACCCTGACTGCACTTCAAATGCTGTCGCCATTTATATTCCTCCTATCCTCTATGCCCACAAAATAAGCATAATTTTCGTTCTGTTACCCAAAATGACGCAGCACATAATGGCTCTTCACAATTGGGATTAGGCTTCTGTGGTTCCATCATTGGGTTAACGGGGGCTAATCCTGCCCCCGTTAAAGGTTCTTGATTCGTAGTATACTCTGGTTTCGTATTATTTGTCAAGGACTTTACCCATTGATTTTGGACATTTTGAGCAGCATTCCCTTCAGATGGAGTATCTGGGGAAATGTCATTCATCCAATCAACCACATTACCTAGATTTTGAAAACTATTCCGTGAGCTTTCATACGTGGCGTATAACGCCATCGCAATAGAAAAGAAGGAATCCCCATGTCCCATAGGAGTATTAGGAGCTTTCAATTCATTACTAACGCAGAGAATCTGTCCACGTTGTCTTTCATCAGACAATAACTTTAATTGACCAGAATGGA